TATTCCGTTACTGGAACTGCATCGAATGATAGAATTACTGCCGTAGATAATATCCTACAAAATAACCAAGCAATAACATTTACATCACTGCTTGGAGGGTCTGGTTTAAATACTAGCACTCAATATTATGTTATTAACCGATCTGGAGACACATTTCAGGTTAGCACCTCTGTTGGTGGTTCTGCTGCTTTATTTACAACGGATCTAACAGGACGCATATCAGCAACACATATGCTACCTATTGGATTACGTTCTGGAGTTACTTACTTTGGTAACTTACTAGACGCAACTCATCTTCAGGTTTTTAGCTCAATTGCTGACGCACAGGCAAATATCAATGAAATTCATACGACTGGATCAACAAATCCTATTAACGTCGATATCCGAAAGGAAATTGTTCCAGAGACAAAACTAGTTTTTAATGTTCCTCACTTGCTATCACAAGGTGACCAAGTTGAAGCGTTTACTTCTGGTGGAACATTGCCTACACCATTGCTGGAAAACCAAAATTATTTTGTAAACATTATTGATTCGGAATCAGTATCAATTCATACAAATCAATCGGACGCATTAGGTTCTTCACCGACAAACTTTGTTAATCCAATTAAATTAACATCTGGTGGAGTTGGTACATTTTCCCTTGTTAAGTTAATTCCAGCATCAGCAAGTGCGGGAGAAGCAAGTCAAATAACCGCTCCGGGTCTTTCCATAGCTAGTCCCGTTGGTCAAGATGCAGAATTCACACCCGTGGTAGTTGGTAGTGTTATCTCTGTTAATCTAACCAACGCAGGATCAGGTTATACAAGTGACAATATAACAGTTACATTTCCACTTCCTCCAACAAAACCCACAGGAAGCACAATAACAACAAGGAGAGCAACTGGATACGCAATTAGAAATAGCATTTCATATCAGATTTCTTCTATTATTTTAACTGATCCGGGGTTCGGGTACATTGACACAGGATCACCATTAGGCATTACAATTACAGCACCACCAGTTGCCACTCCTAAAAACGTAACAACTGTTTTAACGGACAATTTAATAAACGTAACAGTAACCACAAGTGGAAGTCATGGTTTTCGCACTGGAGACGAGGTTACAATCACAGGAGCAGACCCCGTTGAATATAATGGAAATTTTACAGTCTCAGTAATTAGTACCAGCAAGTTCACATACCAACTGATAAACCCTATTGGAAATGAGGTTACCATTACTGGACTCACCTGTTCAGGAACATTGGCTACAGCACAAACCACAATTAATCACGGGCTTTCCGATAATCAAACTATTTACATTAGTGGTGCGGCGGTAGTTGGATACAATGGCAACAAGGTTGTAAATGTTGTAGACGCAAATACATTCACTTATGCTGTTGTTGCTGGAACAAGTTCCCCAGCAAACGGAAATCCTATTCTATTTACTTCACCAGCAATCAGAGATGATCCTGCTGTTCCAATAAAAGTTGTTTTAAAAGCAGGAACACTAGCAGCTGCAACCTGCACAATTGAAACCTCTGTTTTAGCTGGATTCACCAAGGTTGATGAAGGGTCTGGATATTTGGTTGAACCTCAAGTTGAAATTAAAGATGGAGGTGGAAGTGGTGCTACAGCAAGAGCTAATGTAGCTAACGGAAAAGTAACATCATTGACTGTTGTAAGTAGTGGAACAGGATACACAAGCGTTCCAACTGCATTAATAACACCCTCAACTGGTGTGTTTTTACAATTCTCTTCGACTGGATTGATGCCAACACCTTTAATTTCTGGAACTTCTTATAGGGCAGAAATGCCATTAAACACATTAACTGGAAATTTCACTGTTAAAAACGCTGACTTTAGTAAAATAAACATTACATCAACTCCAACGGGATCGTTTTATGTTGTCCTTTCCCGTTCATTTTTTGTTGGATTTACAAATAACTGGTTAGGTGACTTCACAAACCTTTCAACGTATTCTGAAATTTACTGGGGATCGGATTATCAGTTACCGACAACAAGTCCAGCAATTGACGTAGGAACAACTCCATCCTATTTGGAAATTCTTTCAAGAAGTGTTGCACGGGCTTACACTTCAACAATTTCACCTGCTCCACTAATTAGCGTTACTGCTTTTGGAACTGGACAATCGTATTTTGCTAAACGCTTCGTTGTTTCACCTCTGCCGTACAACAATTTAATTCAGCCTTCCTCTGTGCAATTTTTGCAGGAAAATGAGAATGTTAAATTCTCTACAAGCGGAGTTTTACCATCTCCATTGGTTGCTGGAACGGACTATCAGGTAAGGGTTGTGGGTGATAGTGTTAATGTGTATTCTGGAGGAGTGCTAGTTCCGATCACAACCCCCGGCACTGGTCAGTTGTTGCTTGATATTGAACGAACATTTAACGCATTGCCTTCCACAAGCATCGTTGCTGACGCTTCGTTGTATACTACTGGTCAGTCCGTAACTGTACGAGCCAATTCTGGTGATGTACTTCCCTATGGACTTGTGGCAGGAACGACATACTTCATCCGTCGAGTTGATAACAATGAATTTGAATTGTATGACACAAAAAACCAATCTCAAAACCTATCTAGCATTGTTGGAAGAAGAGAGTTTTTAACTAGTGGTCTTTCTACAGATAGCAAGTTCTTCGTTGATGCCATTGAGGATCCAATCCTAGTTAAAAGTGTGGCTAACATTCAAAAGCCAATCACAGATGGGTTTGTTAGTCTTTACGCAATGGACTACGGACGCAGCAACGATTTGACATTGATTGGTCAATACCACCCACAAGAAGTCAATCCGCAGTACCGCAGGATCCGCATTGGAAAACCATGCGCGTGGGCAAGAATTGCCTATCGCATTAAACCTCCAGTGATTACCAGCAAGTACGATTTCATTCCGATTGAGCATACACGCGCAATCATCACTGCTGTTCACGCTTGCGATCTTGAGGATAAGGACTTTGCTGAACAGGCATTGCGTTACTGGGGCTTTTCTTTAGCATACCTGAAGAATCAGCAAGAACACCAAGATGGTCACGCTTTTGTTCCACCACAAATTAATGATTTGACCTATGGCGATGGAACTGATCCAGTTATGTTCTAGCAATGAAAAGTGAAAACATTACATCAGGAAGACTTAAAAAAGTCTCAACAGGATGGATTCAGGGAGTAAATTCTGTAAGGAATCCTTGGTCATTGCCTGAGAACCAATTCAAGTGGGGGGTCAACGTAACAGTCCGTGGTGGAATCGTGCAAACGAGGCCGGGTCATAAAATGCAACTCTCCCTTCCCGCTGGCAACTTCCAAGGTGGAATTTTATTTTCTTCAAACAAACAAAAGGAATCTGCGATTACACAAGATCGTGATGGGGTTATTACAACAACTCCAGCTAAAATCTTCGACGTGGATGGAAATGGTGTTGTTGCAAGCGAGTTATCCTACATGGTTTTTGCCGTGAATGGAAATGTCTACTACTCTCCATTTCCTCTGGTTCAGCCAAGCAACTGGGAGGATTATCGTCTTAAAAACATATCCATGTCAGCAGACGTTGATCAATTTGTCTTTGCACTTGCAACTCGTTCAGCAAATCTTTCAACTGGTTCAGAAGAATTCGCTACCCCAGCGCATCGAATTGTGATGATCCAAGACGGCATTTCATACCCTTCGTACTGGGACGGGTCTGATAAAACGGGTGTTCAACTTTCAACGATTCCTGTGGGATACTGGATGGCATACTCTGGAAACAGAATGTGGATTGCTGATAAAAATATCGTACTTGCATCCGATTTAGGTGATCCAACCTCATTCCAAGAACGTACAACTGGAACTTCCCGTGGTGACTTTAGCTTTTCACGTCCGATTACTGGCATGACAAGCTATGTTGGTCAAGATACATCCACCCGATTGATTGTTTTTACTGATCGCTCTACATTCCAACTTAAATCAGGCATCCTTGATCGAGATCAATGGGTAACTACTGAAAACTTCCAATCTACTTTGTACCCAACTGTTGGTTGCATTGCAGGAAAATCAATTGCTTTTCAGGCAGGTCAGATGTGGTGGTACGCTCAAGGTGGCCTTATGACAGGTGATATTGCAGCGACATCGTATCTGTCTTCGCAGGTGCTATTCAAAGACGTTGAAATGGCAAGGGCAAAACGACTGATGGCAGCAGATCCAACAAAGATTTGTGCCACTGGATTTGAGA